CTGTATTAGTTCAACAAGAAATTCCTCCGTTTGTAATAAGTGAGGAAGATGGTGATTGGTGGAGTGGGGTATGGAACGGTGGGTTAGCAATTGCGATTGCTACCACGGTTACTTTAAACGCTACACAAACAGAGCAAGCATGGGCGACAGCTAATCTTCAACAGGATGATCCAGCAGGTAGTCTTACAGCAACTGTTGATGAGTATTTTTGGAGTAACCCTGCTGTATCAAACGTCAGAATTAATATCTGGCCGCAGCAGTTTTCGTTTGATCCTAATGAGATAGCAACTACACCAGTAGTTACAATACTAGATGAAGACTATTGGCAGAACCCAATACCACCGCGTATTGGTATTCTATATCAAAACCTGCCATTAGGAATCGATGATCAAACACCAACTTTGTTTGGGCAGTTTGATGAAGACTTCTGGCAGAATCCTGTAGCACCTGTTCCGGGTAAGTTATATGTTAACCTTCCCCTTGGTGATCCAGAAGAAATACCAGCAGGTAGTTTACACGGCCAATACGAAGAAGATTTTTGGGTTAATCCTGCTGTTTCAAATTATGTAGTAAATCGATATCCTCAACAGTTTCTATTTGATCCTAATGAAATACCTGTAATTGTTATAGTTACACTGGACGAAGATTTTTGGATCAATCCAGTTCGTCCTGTACCCGGTACTTTATACCAAAAACTTCCATTAGGAGTAGATGAACAATCCCCAACTCTTCATGGACAGTTTGACGAAGATTTTTGGGTTAATCCTGCAGTTAGTTGTTACAGATTAAACTCTGTTCCGGTACAATGGCTGTTTGATCAGAATGAATCGTTGGCAGTAGCAGGATTTACAAGTTTTGCTGTAGATACTTTTGATTTTTCTGATACCACTTTTGTTACCTTATTTATACTGCAGTTGGCTCAGTTTCCAGATACCATCTTACTAGATATGGCATCTGATCCAACTTACCCAGTTCCTTATCAAAGAGGATGTATTCAAGTACTATTGTTCCGTAGATTCTACGGTAGGAATGCATTTGAGTATGTAACTCCACAACAGGCTGCGTTACGAACCGCATCAATCAATGCGTTGTTTGTACTACGAAGTGCTACCAATTCTACATTTGCTCTTTTGTTAGCACAAGAAACAGCAAGTTTTAATATGTTTGGAATATGATTGATAAAAGTTGGTCTAGTCGGTTAAGATGTGTTTATGGTATAACACCAGTCGATTATAACCAACTATTGAAGGAACAAAACAACTCTTGTGCTATCTGCGGTAAGCCACCTGAAAAGGTTAAGCTTGCCGTTGATCACAATCACGTCAATGGACGTGTCCGAGGCTTACTATGCTTTCATTGTAATACGATTTTGGGCCATGCTTATGATAGCGTAAAAATAATTAAAAGCGCCCTCGATTACATTGTTAAGCATAGTGAGATTGATTCGGATTGGGATGTAGATAATTTAAAAAGGAAATTAGAAGCCTGTGGCATCAAACCCGTTGGGTAAAGAAAAGAAACAGAAAAGAAAAGCTACATACCCTTCAAACCACGTAGCGGGTATGAAGGTGCCTAAGGGTGGATCAAATTGTGCCAAATGTGAATATCTAAAAGATAAAGCTAAGGGTCTTTGTGGTAATGAGTATTTTATAAAGTGGAATGGTTCAGATAAAATTCCCGGTAAGATTGATGAATATTGCAGTGATTGGTTTGAAACAAAGGAATAAATGGCTAATATCTTTACCCAAATGCCGATTTTTATAGACACTGATACTACCGTAGTTGGTAATACCAATTGGCGGGGATCAAGTGGCGGTGCACAACTAAACCCCGGTAACTTGCCGACTAATCTACAGCAAACGTCTGGAGCAGTCTCTCGGCAGTGGGGAATCAGACCAACGCTGATTATAATCACTCAAGCGGTTGCGGCTACAATTACTGTTGCTGGTGATATTGTTATCACTGATCCTCAAACTACTGGTGGTGCTGGTCAGCTTTTGAAAATTTCTGTACCAGCTACTGCGGCTGCAGGTGTAATGACTCCTATCATCCTTCGTGAAGAAGATTTAGGAAATAACCTGTGGCGAGATTTTATTGTAACGGGTGTTACCGCTACTAAAGTTGCTTTACAAATTTACTACAGACCTTAAGGAATAAAATGGCGGATGCTAAGAAGCGTGGTGATTTAGGTAAAGTAAAATCTAAACCTAAGTCTAAAAAGAAATCAAGTAAGAAGGTTCATGAGATTCATGTTCGTCGGGCGAAGACCGGTCATTTGATTGCCAAACATATCCCTGAACCCGGTGAAATGCCAACTGACGAAGAACATGTAATTCCTGAAGGTGGTATGGATGATCATATTGCACAACACATGCCTCCGGATGCTGCCCAAGCTGCACCTGCTCCTCAACCCGGTAGTCAAATGATGGGTGGAATGTAATGAATGAAACTAGATACAAAAATTTTTCTTAGTGATGGTACACTTGTTAATGATTCGTTTTCTGATGGTTTATATCGAGCGATTGTTAATGGTGTGAATTTTTGCGGTAGTACAAGAGAAGATTTACTAAAAGCAATTGGGTTTTTCTTTTCTACATACACTAGCAATTCAGATGTTATAGTTGAAAGACCTTTGGCTGAGAGAATGCGGAACGTGTTGTTTGGTAAAAACACTCTAGAAGAACGACAAAAAGCGTTTGCCATTCTTGATGATCTTTCTAATAACCCAATTGCTAGTCAAACTGTTTCGTATATTAAAACTAAACCTACGTCATTTGGTGCCACTTATCTTACCAAGATATTAGGTAAAAGTGATTTTTCTTATGTTACCCCTGTGGAGATATCAGAAACTGTTCCCAGTATTCTACATAAAGCAGAGCTATTAAAAGAATTGGCTGAAAGGGTTAGCATCTAATGTTAGACGTTCGTAATCCTTTAGCGCCGATAGTTGTGGGTAGTGGGTTAATTATAACGGTTAATCCGGGTAATCTGCTTCTGGCAGGTGTTCCAACAAATATTACTTCTACGGTAATAGCCCTAACGCAATCTGCTACTAATTTTGTGCATGTAACATCTGGCGGCGTTGTTGCTGTTAGTACATCTAGTTTTCCTGTTACTGCTTTACCCATTGCACAGATAACTTGTAGTCAAACCAGTATAACTAATATTATCGATAGTAGACCCGATTTTATACTTCCATCCTCTGCAGGTGCTGCAGCAACTTTGTTTTCTGGTTGGGGAGGAATAGTCGCAGCAGCCGGTACTGTAAATGCTTTAAGTTTGGCTGGTAAAATCCAAACATCTGGTTTTTATGTTCCCTATTCCGTTACAGCTTCTAGCATAGTGGTAGCTGTAGGTACAGCAGATGCTGGTAATAATTATGATTGGGGTATATACGATTCTAGTGGAAATTTAAAAACCCATGTTGGTGCTAGAACAGTACCCGGCACTGGAGTTGTTGATGTAACTGTAGCTAGTTTTAGTTTAACTGCTGGTAAGTATTATTTTGCTTTTACAGGTGCAGCTACTACTGCATTACTTAAAGCTGCATCAGGAACCGCTGCTACAACTTTTGCCACTTTCTCAGGAACACAAGAAGTAGTAACAACCTCATCTGGTGGAGCATTGCCATCTACAATAACTGTTCTAGCAGATGCATGGGTAAATTCATCCGCACTTCACGCTTTCACACTTCATAGTTAAGGATATATAATGGCGAGATTAGCAGCAAAAAGCGTTCTTGGTTCCAAGAAACGTAAACTTAAATTGAAAAAAGGTGGAACCAAGATCAAGTTAAAGATTAAATCTGGTTCTCCAGCGGGTATGGCTAAAGCAGTTAGTGGTTTAGCTAAAGGCTTAAATAATGCGTAACCCTCTTGGCTCGCACCCCGGTTTTAAAAAAGTCCAAGGTCAAATAGCTAAGAAATATGGAGCAAAATCGGCTGGTGCCATTTTAGCTTCTGCTACTAGAAAAGCTTCTAAATCCGCTAAGAAAAAGAACCCAAGGTTGAAAAAGGTTAAATAATGGATTACACTGTTTTATCGGACGAGGAATTATATAGATATATAATCCTTCCTGAAACAGTAGAATCGACAATGAACAAACAGGGGCTTGGAACAGCCAAATTTTTAGAAGATGATCTTGTTAAAGAAGTTCGTAGTCGTTGTGAAAAGAGTCTTTGGTTCTTAGGTAAATATTTTTTGTGGGATACTGATGTATTTGGTGCCGGTAAACCTATAGAAGAAAATTTCTTTTGTGAACATGTCCATCGCAGGGTATGTGATATGTTTGTAGTTAAGGACAAAACCAAACCAATTGGTCAGCAGGATTGGCGTAAAGATCGTATAATCCTATATCCTCGTGGTACTGGTAAATCGGCTTGGGATAGATATGATGTAGTTCAGTGGATTTTAAATTTTCCTGACATTCGTATTCTTTATTTAACAGCCACCCTTCCACTAGCACAGGGATTTGTCGGAGAAACAAAAGGTCATTTCATTATTAATGATGATGATTATACTTTAATGAATCAATATTTTCCTGAATTTTGTTTCAGGGAAAAGAACTCTGGCGCTGCGGACGAACTTATATGTCCTTGCGCAATATGGGTTAAAAAGAATCTTAAGCGTAAAGAACCCACTGTTCGGGCTGATGCTATCGACGCCACGGGTACTGGTGGTCACTACGAAGTAATAAAATCCGATGATGCGGTATCAGAACAAAACAGTAGCAACGAAATCCAATGTAAAAAAGTATCTACTGGATTTGCTCAAAAACATAAAACACTAGTTCCTACTGGTTATTCAGATAAAATTGGTACTCGTTATGCCGATGAAGATATGTATGGAGATGACCTCCAGCAAAACGTAGGTACGAACATTGAGAAACAATCAGGCGATAACTGGGATATAATTGATAATAAAGATTTAGGTCTTCGCATTCTAATTGGCCGCAGTATAGTAATAAAACCGGAAGTTAGAGCGCGTTTAGAAAAAGAAAATAAACCAGTATCTTACAAAGAAGCTGGTATTGATGGCTGTACTCTGCTGTTTCCTGAGCTTCATTCTTAATCTTGGTGTATGTCAGAGTATAGCAAGAATGAAATAATTTTTGAAGGTCAGCAGAATCAGAACCCCCGAAGTGCTGTTAACCCAGTATTTGATCGTGTTCTGATGATGAAACATACCATCCCTTTCAATGATAGGATAGTACCTCAAACAGGGCCAGTATCAATATTTTGGGATTTTGCATTTAGTAAAGCCAAAGGACGTGATTACTGCACAGGGTCTGCTGCTATCTGGAATGCTCAAAGACAGTGTATCTTTATCGATCTTATTCGAGCTAAATTTAAACCTCTTGAACTGGCTGTAGCGTTTGTAGAATTTGCTAGGAAGCATCGTCCGTATATAATCGGAATAGAAGATGCTGGTGGATCGAACCTTATTCATCCTTCTATTATTGTAGAAGCTTATAAAACTAAAGACCCATTTATTATCGATGTATGTAATAGAATAGATTGGGTTAAACCAAGCAACCAAAAAGATGCTAAAAAAAGCCGTATGAAAATGTTACATCCTTGGATTGCAGGGGATATGATGTATTTCTTAAACACCCTGCCTTATAAAGATGTAATGTATGAAGAGTTTGAAAGATGTTTAGGGGATCATCATCATGATGATATTCCTGATAACTTCTCATACCAACCTAAATACGCTCCTAGCATGATGCAAGCCATAATGACACAGGAGACGGATAGGTTTAGTCGCCCTGATGGAGCATGGAATTATGTGTTTGATGTGTCTGGCGAGTTGTACGGTCAAGCAGAAAACTATTATAAAGGGCCGTTTAATGGAATGCTTTTAGCAAACGATCCTGATAATCCCGGTGTTATAAGATGGGTATCAAATCAAATACAGAATCCACTTGTTAATTTACCAGTGGAAGAAGAAATTTCAGTACAACATGAACACGGCTTGGACAGCGTAATCGGTACTTTATAAACATTATTTAAAAGGAAACAAAATGCCTACTAAGAAATTTAATGAAGGAAAACCTCCGGTAGCTGGTGCAGGGTCAGATGTAGATGCTTCTAAGCCTGTTTATAGGAATGCTAGTGGATATAAGGTTGAAGAGAAAGTAAACCAAGGGCCGTCTGGTGGTAAGAAGGGGAAAGTTGCCGAAGGCGGTGGGCAGAACAGTTACGATGCTTCTGAACATAACAAGCTTGTGGGTCAGATGGATTTTCAGAAAGACCCTTATCGTGCTAAAGGATCAGACTTTCCTGTAAGCCATGTTGATGCTTTTACAGGTCAGAGTGGTATGCATGGATTTTCTGAAGGTCATAATCAGTTAGTATCTCAAAGTACTAATCAGATGGGTGCGCGTCACGGAGAAGATAGTGGGCCTATGACACCTGTTCCTTCGGATCGTAGCCGCGTAGTTGCTGCTGGACATTCTATTGGAATCAGTAAAGGTGAAGGTAATTCCGATACTGGTGAGATAGGTATTTCCCAGATGCTCGATCTTCAGACTGGATATATCGTTGGTGGTGATAACGGTGTGACTGAATATGTTCCACAGTTTAACGTTTCTGTTGGCAAGCCAATCGCAGTAACTAAAAATGCTGGCCAAGTCGGACAGCAACGATAATTAACTCCAGTACGGAAAGTGAACTGTGGCTCTTTTAGAAAAGCAAGTCTTAGATATTCACGCACCGTTGCTACAGTCTGAAGCTGAAGAAGCTTTACATACTGGACAATGGGCGGATGATCCTGCTTTACGGCTGGTCATTGCTGATACTCTAAGGGCTGAAGCGTACGCAGGTACAAAAGCTTGGGTAAGCTATTGGCCACAGGCTTCGATACTTTATCAGAGTCCGTTTGAAGCTAAATATTGGGAAAATACTTTTGTTCCTAGAGCTTCGATTCCTTTCTATACAGTTGCTACAGCAGTTAATAGTTTAGTTCCTACCGTGATGGGTGGATTGTTCTATGAGAACCCACCCTTCATGATCGAGAAGCGGCCTAAAACTTCTGAGAATGCGGCTAAGGCTATTGGTGCTATAATTGGATACCAGCTTGAAGATGAAGATATAGAATTCAGGCGGGAAACAGAATTAGGTGTTCGAAACGCCATTCTGTTTGGTACAGGGGTTTGGAAGTGGGGATGGGAAATCTTCACTCGGGAACGAAAGATTTATCAGCAGAAAACATCTGCTTTAAACATTCCTAATCCTTTGGCAGCAGTTG